GCGTGTTCTTCAATATATGGAGAAGAGAGCACATTCAGCGAAACGGAAACACAATCGAAAGGTTGGTTTTATCCTGGTAAAACCACGTCATTGAGTAGGGTGAGGGTGTATGAATACGAGTCGACGTCTTCTTCTTGGGGTCAGATTGGTGAGGACATCGTGGGAGAAAACAATTCTGCTTTTGGCTGGTCAGTAGATTTGTCTCAGAACGGCACGCGATTGATAGTCGGTGCACCGGGACAAAATTCACACGCAAGTGTATACCACGAAGAGAATGGTATATGGACGCAAATTGGAACAAGCCCGACGGATTTTTGTGGAGACGATCAAGAGGGTATGTGTGTCGCCATATCGAACGATGGTAAACGCATTGCGTCGAGTGCCTTACTGGCTAACTCCGAGGCGGGAAGAGTGCGAGTATTCGAAGAAAAGGATGGTTCGTGGTCGCAAGTCGGCTCTACGTTCGACTCAACCGACAATGCTCGAATCGGACTCAATCTCGCCTTGTCAAAGGACGATGGTAAGACACTGATCTTTGGAAATTTTCATTGGCAAGGCGTTGTTCTATACGACCCGTCATATACCGTATATAGAGAACGCGATGGTGTATGGTCTAAGTACGGAACGAGGGTTAAAACGGGTGATGATTGTGGTTCTTTGGCGATAAGCCACGACGGAAAGCGCGTATTTCTTGGACAACCGACATCCAACTCCTTAGATGGAACCATAAGACCTTTTCAAGATCCCGTCCATCCGGAACTTATCGAGAAATAAAATATATTGTAATTTCAAATGAGCCGCCGAATAGGATACGCCGTGTTCGCTATCATAATTCTACTCACATTGATCTATTTGACTCGCCGGTCTTCGAAGACAGAAAAATTCGAAGAAGATACCACAACTGTCATACAAAATCTGAAATCTACGATTGATGACATTCTTTCAAGACCTCCCGCAGACGAACCAGGCCAAGTCTACGACGACGACGACGACGAAGACGAAGACGAAGTGATGCGAGGTTCGGCCTAAACGTGTCTTTCTGTATTGTCTGTCGGCTTTTCTTTTCAAGCAAGCCCTTTTTTATTACCAAATTTTCGGGAGAAAATGACTTAAAAAAAAGATACACTTTAACATGATACAATAGGACTACGATACGAAATGGCCGCGAAATATGTGAAGCTCGATCAAAGATCACACGTGTTAAAACGGCCGGGAATGTACATCGGCTCAATCGTCCCAGATAATGAAACACTTTGGATTTATGATTCGGAATCCAAACAAATCATTCAGAAGCAGATCGAATACGTACCAGGACTGTACAAAATCTTCGACGAGATCGTGGTGAACGCCCTGGACCAAATTAAACGATTGACATTTTCAAGTACCACCTTGAAACAAGTCAAAGAAATAAAAGTTGAAATAAATCGAGACGAAGGAAAGATTTCAGTTTACAACGACGGCGATGGGATAGAAGTCAATTTCAACGAGAAACACCAAATGTATGACCCCGAGTTAATTTTTGGAAACATGCTGACGAGTAGTAACTACGTCCAGAATGACAAATTAAACATCGGTGGGCAGAACGGAATAGGGAGTAAGGCTTGCAACATCTTCTCCACCGAATTTTCAATCGAAACAGTGGACCCCGTGAATAAAAAAATATACAAGCAGACTTGGACGAATAACATGCTCGATAAAACAGAACCCACGATCGAAAAGTATACGAAGTATCCTTTCACAAAGATCACTTTCGTACCAGATTACGAGAAATTCGGTCTAAAGGGGTTGACTGACGACATAGCTTCGCTTTTTCAGAAACGGGTTTACGATTTATGTGCCTTGACGGACGCGAAGATCAAAGTGTATTTTAACGACGAAGTGATAAATATCAAAGGCTTTGAAAAGTATGTCGAGCTTTACAACTTCCAAGACGATAAGCCGGCATTCGACTCGAATGACAAATGGAACGTCGGTGCGATGTTCTCCGACAATGGTTTTCAGCACATGTCCTTCGTGAATGGAATTTGTACTCAAAAAGGCGGCAAGCATGTCGAATACATCACGAACATCATTGCAAAGAAACTGTCGGAGTTGATCGTAAAGCGGCGGAAAGCAAATGTCAAGCCTGTTCACATTCGGGATAACTTATTTGTATTCGTCAACGCGAGTTCCGTCGACGATGCGACATTCGATTCTCAAACCAAAGACACATTGACTACTCCCGCATCCAAATTCGGCAGCAAATGGTCACCTGATTCGAAATTCATAGAAAAGCTTTACAAATCGAAGATCACCGAAAACGCCATCAATCTTTCCTCGGTCAATGAGAACAAGATCGCCCAGAAAACAGATGGAAAACAAAAGAAAACTATTCGCATCCCGAAATTGGACGACGCTAACTGGGCTGGAACGGCGAAATCAAACGAGTGTGCACTCATCCTGACTGAGGGGGACTCTGCTAAATCGATGGCCATATCTGGTTTGAGCGTACTTGGACGCGATAAGTTTGGAGTTTTCCCGCTCAAAGGAAAGGTCATGAACGTCAAGGACGTGAGCAGTCAAAAAATTAATGATAACCAGGAAATAGCACATCTAAAAAAGATTCTTGGATTGGAGTCTGGGAAAAAATACGATGACGTGAATTCGTTACGGTATGGTAGAATAATTCTGATGTGTGATCAGGACGTCGATGGCACACATATAAAAAGTCTGATATTCAATCTGTTTCATACCCTATGGCCTAGTTTGTTGAAGCAGGACGGATTTTTGAGTTCCATTCTCACACCGATCGTCAAAACACTGAAAGGAAAAAAAGAACAGAATTTCTACACCTTGACTGAATTCGACGAATGGAAAGAGGCTACATCAGACTCATCTAAATACAGCATCAAATATTACAAAGGACTCGGAACGTCGACTTCACAAGAGGCAAAGCAATATTTCAAAGACATGATCACAGCGAATTATTGTTTTGGAGATCAAACCGACCAGAAGATGGAATTGGCGTTCAACAAATCGTTGGCCGATGCGAGAAAAACGTGGATAGGTGACTACGACAGGGATTCGATCATAGATTGCATGAAACAGCAAAACGTCACATTCGAGGAATTCATAGACAAGGATCTCATCCATTATTCTGTTTATAATCTCGAGCGATCCATTCCACACATGCTTGATGGATTTAAGAAGTCGATCCGGAAGATCATATTTTGCTGCTTCAAGAAAAAACTCTATAGTGAACTCAAGGTCGCACAGCTTGCAGGATACGTCAGCGAGAATGGAGCATACCACCATGGAGAAGCGAGTTTGCAACAATCCATCATCGGGTTGGCTCAAGACTTCGTCGGATCCAACAATATAAGTGTATTGCTTCCCAAGGGTCAATTCGGTTCCAGATTGCAGGGGGGTGGTGACGCGGCTTCACCGAGGTATATTTTCACCGAACTAAACCCAATCGTCAAACTGATCTTTCACGAGGACGACATGAAGGTCCTGGATTACTTGGAAGAGGATGGGATGACGATCGAACCGGAGCATTACATACCGATTATTCCTCTCTTGCTTGTGAATGGATCAACTGGAATTGCCACCGGATATTCCACGTCGATTCCATCTTTCAATTTGAAGGACATCATTCAAAACATCAAAAGAATGATCTCCGACGAGGAACCGGTCGCGATGACGCCATACTTTAAGGGGTTTACGGGAGACGTCGACGATGACAAAACGACTGGTAAGTATACGCGTGTTTCTCCTGTTAAAATCGAAATAACTGAATTACCGGTTGGTATTTGGACGAACGACTACAAGGCCTTCCTTGATAACTACATCGAGAAAAACCCAAAAATACTCAAGGATTTCGAATCGCACTACACGGAGACCCTCGTACGATTCATTCTGGTCTTCCAAAACAAGAGCAGTGTCGACGACATTCTTGCGCGAAACGAAGAGGGCGTGTGCAAATTCGACACAGATTTTAAAATGTTCACGACCAAGCCTGTTTCCAAGACAAATATGCATGCGTTTGATGGGAATGGTAAGATCAAAAAGTACACTGATGAACTAGAAATCTTGAAAGAATTCTTCGAGGTTCGAATGATGTATTACGAAAAAAGAAAGCAGAAGAAATTAAATGATCTCGAAGAACAGATTGAGAACATCGATGCGCGTATGAAGTTCATACTTTCAGTCATCGATGGGGAACTCCAGGTGATGAACCAGAAATACGATCAGATCGAGAAACAACTGACTGAAATGGATTTCAAAAAGAAGAATGATTCCTATGACTATCTTATAAAGTTACCCATTCATTCATTGTCATTGGAAAAGAAAGAAGAGCTGATGAATAATTACACTGATAAAGATGCTGAACATAAAAAGTTGAAGAATGTGTCGATCAAAGATATGTATTTACAAGATCTGGAAGCATTGGAAAAGTACTTGAATATCATGACTGATTAGCTTACCTTAGCTTGACTTGGCTTGGCTTGGCTTCGTTCCTTTTTCCAAGGTTCCGCGACACAACTCACTACCGCACTTGCATAGGAACGAATCTGATTTTGAACCAAAACACTTGAAGTTATAGTCATAGGTCAGCTCCTCGTTCATATCGATGTTTTTGATAGCAAAAATTCCAATACGCTTTCGAGCCGTACTAGAATCTATCCAACATTGTGTTTCACAATTTGGTGTACATGACGAATTGATATACCGGGAAACGTTGCCTTTCCGTCTACCGTCGATGTAGATATCGTTATCTAGCTGCATGAAATAAAAATTCGGTTCGCTGCTTTTACATTGACGGACTCGAGATAACATGTGTTTCTCGAGAATCACCTCGCCGACATACTCTATTATGAAGTCACCCGCTTTCGCCGGCTCGAGTACACGCAATCCACACCCGCGATGTTTTGTACGAAAAACTTCCGTCCTGAAGGGAATTCGCAGGTGAAAGGGCGTGTTTTGACAGTGGTCACCACATGCTTTTGGATCGCACGTCACACATGTTGCAACGTTCACGCAGATTTCAGCCAAAGTGCACATCACTCCACTTCTTGCACAATTGCAACTGTCTGCTGGAAGGTTTTTTGGCACTTTACAGTTCCAGTGATTTTGGGTGATGTTCGAGAAGGAACTTCGAACTTTTATTTCCTTTCCAACTCGTCTTTCCCCACAGGCAGCAGGGTCGTCCGATGGCGACACGACGTTCTCCTCTGTATCGCATAGTCCATCATCGTCTTTCGATTCCAAAGAGTTGTCAAATCCACGTTGTACAGTGTCGGTGTCGGTGTCGGTGACGGTGACGGTGTCGGTGTCGGTGATGACATCACGCGCGTCACGTTTTCGTTTTTCGCGCCTTTCACGCACGTCTAATTCTTCTCGCCACAATGCGAGTAGACGACGTACCTCTGGCCGAATGACCTCTCTGAACCATTGAAGTCTCGTGTAGGACATCGTTTAGATGCTGTACTAATCTAATCGACTAGAGCTTGCGCATCGTTTGTGACTCATCTCATCTCATCTCATCTCATCTCATCTC